AAGGGTGAAGGTAGGCTGGCTGACCGTGGCGATAAGATCGCGGGCGTTAGGGGCGACAGGATCCATTCCGATTTCGACAGCCCACTCGCCTTCGCAAGTCATATCAATGCCCATTAGAGTCTTCATGTGGGCAGGTTTTCCGCCGTCCAGGTAGGGTAGGATTACCTCAACTTCGCTATTGTCGTAGGTATTGCCGTCAAGTCCTCCATAGATGTAGATAAACTGGCCTTCCTTGGCGTAGACCTTGCCGTCTTTGGTGGTGAATTCCGTGAAGTTATGACCGGAGTCATAGGTAGACCAGGCGGCAACGGAGCTGCTTGGGAAGTACGAGTAGACGTAGATCTTGCTTCCGATAGCCAGCCAGTATCGTCCATCGATAGGTTCGATGACGGCTGGGCATTTAGCCTTTTCTTCGTATGAAAGACCGGAGATGTCGGCCAGGACAAGTCCGTCGATGGGCGTACCGACGTCATTGACGACGGCGGAGTTAGAGCTGTCGCGCGCGCGGATTGACCGTACACCGGAGTCGGACAGGTAGAAGACATCGATGTCACCTACTGAAACAACGCTCTTCTGTCCGAATGAACCTGTGTTAGACAGGATTTGACCTTGGCGGTTGTTTGCGGGATCCGTGTCGATGCTCCAAAGCTGGATGGTGCGTCGGGAGAAAGAAGCCACGTTACCCTGGTATAGGGCGACAGCCGTAAGCACTTCATTGCCTCCGGAGTTGTTGGACATGTTGATGAAGCCAGCGCCGACGCCGTCCTGGCCCCACTTGGTAGGCTGGTTGACGCCGGAGAAGAACAGGCTAGATCCAGACGCCAGGTGTGCCTTGGTCTTGTAGGTCAAGGCCGCGACAGGCTTTGAATTGGTTACGCGGGTCGCACCCCAGTAGATGGGGTTTGCAGGGTCAAGTGCCTTGGTTGCGATCAGCGTCACGTTCTTGTCCGGATAGAACGTGCCGCCTCCGATGGAGTATCGTACGACCTTCTGCTGGCCGGCTTGGTAATCTACCCCTCCACCCATCGAGATGACGCTGCCGATGACGACGTTTCCAACCGTTTCAACGGTGAGCGTCTTACCGTTAAACGTGCTTCCAGTTCCAGGCAAGGCCGTGATGATTACTCGTCCGTTCGACAGAGTGGCGGTAATTTCCGGTACGGACGTGAAGGTGTTAATCTGGGTAACTACGTCCTGCATGAACTTGCTGTGCGAGACGTTCCAGTTCTTCTGCTGTCCCAAGATTTCAACTCCGTCTAGCTTGATTGAAGTGATCGCATTTGTAGACCCTCCAGACAACGTACCCATCGTAGCGATGTACTTCGTGTTGTCGTATGGGCTTTGCGCGATGGTCGCCGGGTCGATCAACTGATGGATGTCGTAGACCTGGTGAGGATTGCCATCGAATTCGATTTGGACGAGGTAACCATTGGCATTGATGCCCTTTTCCGCAGGAGCGTAAAGGTACATTGAATTCGTATCATTTCCATCGTTTACATCACGACGATAAGAATACGCGGAGTATCCGTGAGCCAGGCCAGCGGTTGTGTTCTCGTTGATTACCTTGGCAATGTTATAAAGCAACGATCCCCAGTTAGACCCGGTCGTGTAGTCCGGGTTGTATGTGTTATAACGAAGTCCAAGCGTACCTCCCCATCCAAGAAGATCCGTTCCGTCAGTAGCAGAAGGAGATGACGCGCCGACGCGGATGGAGCGGATGCCTGGGCAATTAGCCGCTGCCATGTTGCGTCCGTCCTTCCAAAGCAAAGCCGGCTGGGCGAATCCGCCAGTAACGGCAAAAGAACCATAGGAAGGTACTTCGGCCTTCGGTTCTTTGTACTGTTGCAATACCGTGGTGACGACAGGAACTAGAGGATCGGTGGACGAAGAAGGCGTAAAATCAACGCCGACCGGAGCAGTCACATCGACGTAGCCAGGCGTATTGGCTACTCCATTTGAACCAGAAGCAGACCATCCAGTAGTAGAGTTAGAACCAAAAGGTCCACCATTGATCTGCCAAACAATGGTATTTGTAAGTCCATCCCACGGATTAGGACGATTGGTCATCCAGCTCCTGGTAGTTCCGATATAGAAGTCGGCGATGTATTCTCCATCAAGGTATGGGATGACGTCTCCGTTGTCCCACTTCGTGATGATGAACGTCTTGCCTCCGTACAGCGTGCTGTAGGTTACGTCTACGAGCAACGGATATGGATAAGACCCTCCAAGCGTATCGCTTGGGTGCTTGAGATAGCGGACATAGATTCCGGTAGTTCCGATGGGAAGTTCGTTACTTTCAGTATTGCTGTTCCATCCGTCCGTGAACGTGTAGATCTTGTCTGCCGTAGCCTGCAAGCCGTGGAACGGCCTGATGAAGATGTTGGTGTTGTAACTTCCGTTCACCAACTCGAAAGCCTTACGCTTTTCGATTTCACCGCCACGCGACAGGTGTGCGTTGACCAATTTCTGTAGAGTGCCTGGCTTCGCAGTCAGCGGATGCCGGCGCGTGTCGAGGCCGGCTGAAAAGTTCTCGACGACGATATATGCCATAAATTAGACCCTGGTGCTGGGCAGGATACGCGCGCCGTTAAGGAAGCTTTGACCTTCAACAGGCATACCTCCGCCCATCACGAAGACATCATTCTTGATGCCGCTGCCCTTGAGCTTGGTGAACAGTTCGTTGGCCGCACTCATCTTGCCTTGGGCGTCGTCAGACTTCGCGCGGGCGAGCAGCTCTGCGGCGGCGAACAGGACGATCAGATTGTCATCGAGCAAAGCAACGTCGCCGTCGTTGACCATCTTCGGCAGCTTCTTGATGGCCTTGAATCGGACGACACACTCGTTGCTGGAAGGAGTAGGCCAGACTTCAAACTGGTTGCCTTCGTAGTGACGCCACCGGGTGGGCGGGTCTTCCTTGTCGCCATCGGCGATGTCCGAAGAGTTGTATTGCTCCGTGCCGATGCCGTAGTCCAACTTGCGCCAACTGTCCGAATATTTGACGTGGGCTTCCGTGATCCTACCGAAGTCGATCTCTGGGTCGAAACCGTAGTACCGAGAGCCGTTTACCATTTGCTCGTCTCGCTCGATATACGCGAACGGCCAGTCGAACTTTTCCCATAGCCAGGATTGAGTGCGATTAAGGATATGCTTCAACGCAGGCAGGGAGTTGACTCCCATCGCCACGTTGGTCGAAGCACCGATCTCTGCCCGCAGGGCATCGACCAGCGCGGAAAGCTGGGTGCCGCGAGCCATCGGTTACTTCTTCTTGGGGTTTTCTTCCGGCACTTCGACGCCAATTTCGGCGAGGGCGGTCGGAAGCTTGGAAGTAACTCCGGGGAAGAGTCGGGAGAGGACTTCTTCGCCGTAGAAACGACCAAGGCGATCACGCTCCACAGCCTGTTCGACAGGAGCGGTGCGGGACTTCTTGATGTTCACGACAGCATCGTGGCCGTGGAGGGCTTTGATGACGGCGATTTCGGGGGCGGAGACTTCCTTGATAACGGTGTTCTCAAGGGAGCCGGCGAGTCGGACTTCTACGTTGGCGTATTCCATCCATACATCGTGCCACGGCTTGCCATTGTTGCAAGCAAAAGGGGGTGGCTACTTGCGTAACCACCCCCTGGGGGAGTCTATCGATTACCGATTAGACGACTTCGTACACGGCAGAGCCGGTGAAGTGCTTACCAGTCAGACCACCGGTCCAGGTCATGGCGCGGTACAGGACGTACTGGTCATGCGGACGAGCCGGGTTGTGCTGCTTCTTGTCTTCACCGTCCATCACCATGAGGTTGATGTTGTTGGTGTCGATGAAGTAGGCGCGGTTCGTGTAGCCCAGGTCGTCGAGGGTCGGGTCGTAGAGGAACTCGCCGATACCCTGCATCGTGATGCCGGACAGACCGATGTCGGTGTTGCCCTTCGCGAAGCCGGACTGGGTGTAGGTACCCTTGCTGGTGATTTCGAGGTCGAGCTTCTCAAGGAAGCCGGAGCCGCAAAGGACCAGGGAGGGCTTGCCACCGAAGCGGGTCAGCTGGCGGACTTCCTTGCGGAGGAACTCGCTGATCTTCTGCTGGCCGGAGACGTAGGTGATCGCGTTAGCGCCGACGGCGGCGCGGTTGCGCCACTTCGGGTTGGTAGCGCGGTCGATACCGCCGACGGTGCCGGTGGTGGGATCGTCCGTGATGAGGGAGGTGATGCCGGCGACCTTCTTCGGGTCAGCCAGGCCGTTGGACCAGAGCATCTCGTTGAACGAGCGCGCCCAGCCTTCAGCCATGTCCTTGAGCTTTTCGTCGAGGATGCCGGTGAGGACCGTGAGGTCGCGTTCCGAGTGCTTGGAGGTGGAGGCACCGGTGGTGGAATCCGTGACGGAAAGGCCATCGTGCTTCAGCTCGGTGAGCGTCAGCGAGATGCCGGCATGGATTTCCTTCCACTGGTAGTTGGCGCGCTTCGTGTTAGCCGGGTTGGCGTACGAGACGGTGTCGTTGTGGGTGAAGCCAGCGATCGAGGTCGTGTAGTCAAACACGACAGGGATGCTGATGTTACCCTTACCACCGGGGAAAGTCTTCTGCTTGCTGGTGAGAGCCTTGAGCAGCGGCTTTTCCTGGATGTTCTGGGCGAAGGCCGGACCCTTGATGTAGTAATCGAGGGCCGACGCGGCGATGTTAGCGAGTTCGGCGTTAGAGAAGGCCATAGGTTTTGTGCGTTAGCGGGTTTGCATTGCGCCGAGACGAACCGCCTCTAGGAGGCTGCGCGGCTGGGCCGTTGCGTGGGCGGACGACGTGGAGCTTGATACATGATTTACAGGTCTGCGCTGGGGTGCGAATCGGGAAAGCCGCTCCTTGATAGTGGAGTGGGCGCGCTCGACGAGCGCAAGAGCCTCCTCCGGAGTCGTCGGCTTTTCCGCCTGCAACATCAGTTTGACCTGGTCGATGACCATCTCCTGTTTGGCAGACCAATCGGGATCCTTGACCCTCATCTGCTGTTCCCAACCAACCACCGCAGAATGGATGTTGCCGCGAGACTGTTGTTCCCGCTGCTGCATCGCATTCGCCTGTTGCTGCTGATAAAGGCTTTGCTGTGCTTTGAGCATAGCCAGTTCCTTCGCGCTTTCCTCATCGACGTAACCCTCTTCGACCTTTTTCTGGATCTCCGGGGGAAGCGTCGCACCGACGAAAGCGTCAAGCCGCGACTTATACTCGCTGATCTTCTTATGGGCTTCTACCGGGTTGGTCTTCATCAGGGCCATAATCTGGAACCCTTCAGCGACTTCATCGGTGGACAACCCATTCGCGGACATGAAGGTAGTGACCTTACGGAATTCATCCGATTCGGCGCGGTATGCATCACGCTCCGCGATCATCTCCTTCCAGCGAGGGTGGTTGTGGAACGGCAGTTTCTTGTCTGCTTCCGGCGTGGACTTCTCCTTCGCTGTGTCGTCCAGACTAGGCGTAGGGTTTCCAGTACCTTCAGCGGATTTGCCGTTGGTTTCCACGGTGGACGATGCCGCGTCAGCCGATCCCTGCGCCGCGCGTTTTACGGCGTCGAGCAGGGATTTAGGCTTCTTGTTAGCGTCCTGGTCGCCCGACTCCGACGAGGTAGTCTGGCTGGTTTCTTTAGCGTCGGCCGGCTCCTGTGCAGTTTCCTGTACAGGTGCGGAAATGGGTTCTTGCGCGGGAGCGTTGTCCTGCGTTTCGATGGCGTCGATTGGCTCGTTTGGGTCGGGCATAAGATTACTATACGCTACGATTTATCTTAAATCAAGCGTTGGGGTACTGGACGCCCTGCTGACGGATGTCAGCCGGCGAAGGCGGAGCGGAAGGTCCGTCCGCACCAGGCGCGCCGGGAGCGAGAGCGACGTTTGTCGCACCGGCGGCACCCTGCATGTTCGGGTCGGAAGCAGGATCGCCTTGGGCGAGCTGCTTCTGGGCGTTCATGGCTACGATGGACGGCAAGGCCGCACGGATCGCATCCGTGATATCCATGCCATCGTCCATACGCTTGAGGGCTTCCTTCGCCATGAATTCGGGATTCATGCCGGGGATCTGGAGCAGGATAGGGGCGATACGCTCAAAGTTCTGAATCTGGATTGCCTTGTTGGGGCGACCGTTGGAGCCGGCTTCGACTTCAAGCATCAGCTCCTGGGCGACTTCGCTGGCCGTGAGTTGCGGCCATACTGCGCCAGGACCGGCGATCTTAATCACCGTCTGCTGGTCCATCTGGACGAGCAGCACCTGTCCGGCAGCCCGCGCCAGTTCGCCGAGGAAGTCTTCAAGGTCGTCCACGTTGGACGACAGACTGGACATACGGCTGCCTTCGGCGACGGAGACTTCCGTGGCGGTAGACGCCGACGTGCCACCAAGGTTAGCTTCCTGCGAACCGACGACTCGCATCATGTCGTCGAGGAGCATGGACGTGTCGTACAGGCTAGGGTCGATGGGGGCGTGTTGGACCGGCTGGAGGATGGAGTTGACGGCCTGTCCAGGCGACAGGTTCTGGAGTTTGATGACCGCGTTAGCCGGGTGAGCCTGGAGGTTGGAGATGTCCTTCTCGGACAAGGCACCTTC